CCGTTCTTGATCTTCTCCGGCCACTGCACGATGTACTCATGCGGCAGGATGGAGTAGACAGCGACGGTGTCAGCGATCTTGGTTTGCTTGGCGCTCATTAGGCCACCTCAGCGAAGCGGTGCGCGTAGGGGAACTCGCTGATCATGCCAGCGGTCTCGCTGACCATAGGCACGACCGTCAGCAGATTGCGCTGCTGGGGCTCAAGGATGGTCAGCGGATCAGGCAGGTTGTGCTCCAGCTTCTCGTCACTCGTCGAGACACAACAGATCATGTCCTCGCCGTTGGGACCAGCATTGTCCAGCTCGCGCGCCTTCTTGACGTTCTTCGCGAATTGGGCGTTGCGCTCGTAGACCTCCAGGATGGTGGTCGAGTCAAGCGTTGAGACGCGGGTGTTGGCGATGTAGTTGTACTGCGCGAGGCCCATGATCAGCGTGTCAGGCCTCTCGGCCTGAAGGCTCAGCTCCTCGACGCCATTCTCCAGCGCGTAGAGCGCAGCGAGCGTGGCATCAGGGTCAGCGCCGGGCTGAAAGAGCGCTGCGCTGACGCTGACGCGGGGGATGTAGGGGATGCTGAGCAAGCCCGTGATGCCCTTGGCGACGCTGCCGTAAAAGGCCACGTCGTTGTTGAACTCAAGGATCGCGCGGCGGGCGGCCATCGCGCGCTTGTCCTCAAGGTTCTCGCCAGCAAACTGGGCTGCCCGGATCTCTTGGAGGCCATACTGGTAGGCGACGCCGTGCATGCCGACGTTGTAGACATCCTCGATGACGCCAGCGCCAGAGAGGGGCAGATCATCGCCGCTGTTGGATGCCCACTGAGAGCGGCCAAAGTAGCGATAGACGCGACGGTTGTAGTTGGCTGCACCCAAGCGGACCGCGCCCTGATCGGGGAAAAGCTCGAAGGCGTGCAGTCGGGGAAGTGGCGCCTCATAGACGCGGCGGCTCTGGTCAAGCAGCTGACGCTGGACAAAGAGGCTCAAGGCCTCCTCTTGATAGCTAGGCATAGCGCCTCCTTAGAGTTGCAGGATGGCCAAGGAGGCCGATTCGTTTTTGTACCATGACGCACCGGGCAGACGGACAGCGCCCGCGCCTGCTGCGTTGCTAAAGATGCCGATGGTGAGGTTGGCGCCTTCTTTGGCCACACGCACATAGACCGCATCGCCAGGGGAGCAGCTCGCCTCGGTCGAGACACGCACGCGACCAGCGCGGCGGATGGAGCAGGTGCGGTTGGGCGCATAGCCATCAACGCCGCCCGTGAGGCTGGGGTCCTCGGTGTCCTGGCGCAGGGCAACGCCTGCGAACAGGTCAGCCAGCGCATCACCGTTGACCACCACCACGGTCAGGTTGCTGGTCTGGTCGGAGCTGATCGAGGAGCCGTTGGCCGACTCGATGAGCAGCACGCTGTTATCCTCGGTGATGACGACATTAGGGATGTCCAGCGCATCAGCCGCAGCCTTGAGGCCCTCGACGATCTCTTGAGCTGTGGCGCCGCCGTCGCTGGTGTAGTCGATGACATACACGGAGCCATCCACATCGAGGTTGATGCGGTAGAGCGCGGTGTTGGCGACCGTGGGGGTGTACTCGATGCTGGAGGCGGTGAACGCGCTGGCGCTGATGAGCTGACAGCCTTGAACGTTGCTTGCGTCGCGAACGACTGCGCGGCCAAAGGGCAGGGCAGCAGCTGCGGCGCTGGCTGTCGTGGCTGCTGCGCTCAAGTTGGCGCCCACGGCGATGGTGAACGCGAGGCCAGCTTGACGCGAGGTGATGATCAGCGTCGTGCTGCCCGATGCGATGACCAGGCCGCTGATGCTTGGCTCTGCCTCGATGGCAGCTTGCAGACCTGCGCTGATCTCGGCCTGTGTGCCGCTGGCATCGCTGGTGAAGGTGACTGCCACGCCATTGATGGTGACGGTGTACAGCGTGTCATTTTGAGCGGTGATGGTGACGGTGGCGACCTGCGCAGCCTGGGGGCTGGCGTTCACCAAGCTGATGTCATCCTTGGCGGTGGCGCCGTCGAACGCGTCACCCGCGCGGCCCTGCAACAGCAGGCTCTCATAGTCGGTATAGGGCATCTTAAGTGCTCCTCTTGAGCTTGGCGCCAAAAGCGGCGCGCGGGTCAATGTCAGAGTCTTCGCGCGAGGCCGCAGTGGCTTGCGCGATTTGGCTCGGGGTATTGCGGGGGGCAGCGATGAGCTGACCGTCAAGCATGTCGAGCGCGGCGTTGACGTACTCATCGCTGGCGTCGGCGCGCATCTTGTCGCCAAGGCGCTGCTTGACGATCTCGCGTGCGAGGCGCTTGTTGTCGAGCTTGTCAGCGCCATCGACCTTGACGGACATCTTGAGCAGGCGCTGACGCTGGTTAAACCATGCGATGCGCGCATCCTCGGAGTCGGCCTTGTCGAGCTCTAGCTCGACCTCCTCATCCACAGGCATGGGCATCATGGCCAGGACCTCGTCCATCTTGGCCATCATCGCATCTACCTTGCCCATGTAGGCGTCAAGCTTGGCTTCGTCAAGCTTGGGCTGCTCGTCAGCGACTGGCTCATCGGGCGCATCCATATCGGTGCGCGTTTTCTTGGTGCTCATGTCATCCTCATCGGTGAGCATTTGAGCTGCGTCTGCACGCAGCCTGACTTGACGGCCTGCGCGACCGCGCATCACCGTGGCAATATGATTGTATCTGATCAGACGCTGGATCACGTCATAGGGTCCGAACTCCTCATCTTCGCCGCTCGTCTCGTCTATCTCGCAGGTGTAGCCACATGACTGCTCATGCATGCCCCCTTGGATAGCCTTGATGTGATCGGCGTCGAGGATGGTCAGCGTGGTGCGGACCATATCCACAGTCTCATCGACCCAGATCGAGTCACTGGCCAGACCCGTCGAGTACGTCTTGGCGTTATCGGCCATGACCCTGACAGGTAGACCCTGGTCATCAGTGGGGTGCTGAAGCGTGGTGGGCTTGCGCGCGACGCTGGCCAAGCTCTCCTTGGCGTAGACCTCATCGCGCGGGCGAAGCTCTTTGCGTGAGTTGCCCTCAGCGTCGACGTACTCAAACACGCCAGGGCGCGTGATGTAGGCGTCGACCATCATAAAGCCTTCGTCTGTGAGGACGGGCTCCATCAGTCGACCCAAGTTGTCGTAACGCTCTGCCATGTATAACCTCTTATACGTCTGTATAAGTTGTAGTCTGTTGTTGACTAATCGTCAAGCACGGGTATGGCGATGCACCTGCAATTGATGGGTGCGCCAGGGTGGCCGATGTCGGGCGGTGCATCCCAGCTAAAGACCTGACCTTGGAGGTCGCGATGTCCGGGGCGCACGCGCTCATCTCGTGCGGTCTGCCATCGGTACTTGCTGATGCCCGCTGCCACCTGCCTGCGCTGGGCAAGCTCGCCGTTGAGCGTGCCGAGCTGGTCACGCGCGATAAGCGCTGCCCTATTCTGCGCGATGCCTGTGCGCTGTGCGATGAGCTTGCCAAGGTCTACGGTGGTCATGCCCTGGTCACGCGCCGCCAGCACCTGCGCCGCCACGTCAGCTTGTAGCTTGGTGGGGATGTCGCGGATGTAGCTTGCGAGCACACGCGCCCTCTCCTCAAGCACGACCTGCTCAAGGACGCCACGCGCTGGGGGGATAGCGAGCTCTTTGGCGACTGAGCGCCAGCGCGTCATCTGCACGCGGTCGAGTTGCTGCACTGCCCTCCATGCCTCGCTCATCGCTTGGTCGTCGGTGATGAGCGCATCGAGCAGCGCGAGGATGGGGGATAGCTGCGCCTGCCACTGAGGATTAGGTCCAAAGAGGTCAAGCTGCGTGCCTTGACCCAACCCCAGCGCGGGCTTGAGGTAGCGTATCAGCCGAGTTGTCAGCGTGCGCGATAGCGCTAGGATCTCAATCATCTAGTCCATCCAAGATGCTGTTGACCCAGGTGCGCCCCTCATCGCCGCCCCAGCCATGCCACGCTTGCCAGCCCTTGCCTTGGCTCTCCCAGCTCTCCCCCTGCTTGTCCACCTCGTGGCGCTCGAAGTAGGAGCTCATGCGCTTGATCGTCTCAAGGCTCACAGGGCGCCCATTGGAGAGGTCGCGCGCGCGGGCGATGCCCACCTCGGTCATGCCGCGCTCACTTTCTGGCTTGGTCTCACGCACCTCAAGCGCGCGCTTGGCATTGTCCTGCACGCCCTGCGGTGGGGTATAGCTCTCGGCATCAGCGACGATGGGCTCAGCCTCTGGCGTCGTCGGCTGACCTATCAGGCGACTAGCCTCTTGCTCGCTCATCTGGAAGGCGCGCATCAGGATGGCGATACCCGACTCACGAGAGATGAGGTCGCTATTAACAGCTGTCACGACCTCGACCATGGATGTGATCTGCGCGCCATTGAGCGCCTGCTCTTGGATGCTGGAGGCCTCGACAGGTGCGGGCATCTCAAGGCCAGCGGGCATCTCGACTTGAGCCTCATCGGCGTCGAGCTCTACGGCCATGCCCTTGACTGACGCGCGCATCTCATCGGGGCTAATGGCTCCGTTGGACACAAGGATGGCCAGCGCCTCGCTCTTGGTCTTAAGCGTCGTCGCCTCCTCAGCCTCGCTTGGGATCTCATACGGCGCCCATCCCACCATCCAGCTCTCGGGCTCAACCCCTCGCGTGGGGCCATCAGTAGAGCTTAAGATGACCTTGAGCAAGCGGTTGGTCGCTGGCGTCAGGACGTGGCGCTGATAGCTGCCGACACGGGCAGACCAGTTGCGCATCGCGCTGGCGTCGTCGGTGGATAGGCCACCTGGCGCTTGGCCAAAGAGCTTGGTCACAGGCATGCGCGCAGCTGAGGCGAGCGCCTGCGCCAAGCGGTCGTACACCTCAGACCACCCGCTAAAGCTCGTGGTGTGTGGCGTCACGTCAAAGCCTGGGCCTACGATCCAGGCGCGCAGCGTGCTAAAGGCTGACTGCTGCATGGTCATGTAGTTGAAAAGCTGCTCATCACCCTGCGGGTTGGTGATGATCTCTTGGAGGTTGCCCACCATCATCTTCTTGGCGCCGACCTCGTAGAGCGCCTCACTCGCGCCCTCGCGCGCCATCGCCTCTTGGGTGAGCGTGCGCCAGACCGCCTCCATCACAGGCGCAGCCCAGTAGTCATAGCTCGACTCGACGCGCGCAGGCACAGGGTCACCATAGAGCCTGATGAGGCGTGACGCGTGGATGCGCAGCGTCTCAGCTGTGCCACCCTGCGCGGGGGTGTAGCGATAGATGATCGGCCTGAGGTAGTCGGGGCTGTACGGGTCAGTCTCGACCCACGCGCCGCCCGTCTCACTCGCGCGCGTCAGCTCGAAGCGATCCATGACCACGAGGCGCTTGACGCTGCCCACCGTGGTCATGGGGGTGGATTGGTCCTCCTCGGGATCGGTCACCATCCAAATGGCGGCGCCGCCGTAGTGGCGTGCTTTGGTGCACGCCTCAAGCAAGACCGCTGCCCAGTCAAGCTCATCGAGGATCGCGGTAAGCTCCTCGATCTCGTCAAGGCCTGTGAGGTCGATGTCTGTGATGGCGTCGCTTGGGAGCTCGCGCGCCACAGTCCAGGCCAGCGGGTCTTGCTGGAGCACGTCAAGCTCATCGAGCTGGAGGTAGCGGCGCGGCGTAACCTGCACGCCTGCATTACGGCTTCGGCGCGTGCCTAAGCTCGTGATGATATTCTTGAGTCCGTCGAGGCGTAGCATAGCTTATCCCATCATAGCGGCCCACGTCGAGCGCGCGGCCTCGGTCTTGTCTTTGTGGTCTGGCGTGAAGGCGTAGGTGAGCAGCTGCGTGGTCGCATCGACCTGATCATCGTTGGCTGCGCCTGGGAAGGTTACCATCTCCTCAAGCCAATCAGCAAGCCAAGGCGCTCGCGTGGGGATGGACACTTGGCCAGCGCGTAGGATGGGCTGCACGAGGCGAGCGCGCGCCTCTTTGTCAGCGGTGGGCTTGATGGGCAGCATGCCAGGGTAGGCGCGACCGCGCAGGCTCAAGAGCATCACCCCGTCAGCTTTCTCCTCGATGAGGCGAGCTGAGGTCTTGCGCCATATCGGGTCAGCCTGCATGCGGTCAAAGACCTCTAGCGTCTCCTCGGGGCTCCACCGCCCGCGCACCTGGTCAGCCAAGTAGGCGATCTGCTCATGGTCTGGGATAAACCACAGCTGGCCCACCGCATAGCTTGAGCCTGCGCCCTTGCCACCGTGGCGACAGTCCCACGACTGTATCCATCGACCTGGGCAAGCAGGCACCGCCTCATGACGATACAGCCAAGTCGCGTCAAAGAGCGTGCCTGATGCAGGTACGGGGCGCTGCTGATACAACGCCATGAAGCCATAAGGGTCAAGCTCGCGCATCTCCTCAAGCGACTCGCGTGTGGCCACCGCTGGCCATAGCGCTTCACCTTCCTCGCGCGGGTCAAGCTCATCGCTCATGTCGGAGCGCAGCGCTTCAAAGCGAAGCTCGACGCACCTGCCTGGCATCGCGCTGATCAGCCTACCCGTCGGGTCATCGAGGTGCCAGCGCGTCGCAATGACAAGCAGCCTAAGCGGTCGCTGTGGCCTCTTGCGCGTCATGAGCACGCGTGTAATCCAAGACCACGCTGCGTCGCGCGTGGTGCCAGAGCGTGCCTCGATGTCGTCCTTGAGCAGGTCATCGACAAAGCCACGGTCTACCCTAAAGCCCGTCAAGCCACCGCCTCGACCTACGCTCTTGATCCAGCCACCACCGCCCAAGAGCTCGGCATAGTTGCCCGTGCGCTTGGCGCCTCGGCTGGCGTCGCTGACCGCGCGCTTGTTGTTGAGCGCGGGCTCGTAATAGGCCAGGTACTCGTCACTATCTAGGATAGATTGCACATCGTGCAGCTGCTGGTCAGCGAGGTCCTGGCTATAGCTGGCATAGATAGATTGCGACGCGCGGTCGCGCGTCGAGATCCACGCCATCGCCAGCTTGGCGTACTCGCTCTTGGCGTGGCCTGGTGGCATCGAGAGGATGAGGTGATAGGGCTTGGGGCTCTCCTCCCAGGCCTGGATGGCCTCACAGATGCGGTGGTGATACCACACGAGCTGATACTGTGGACGCATCAGCTGGACGAAGTGTGCGAAGTCGCGGCGCCCTAGCTCCGCGTGCACCTCGCTTAAGTCGATGTCATACATCTTTTTTGGCATTGGCCAACGCGAGGAGGGTGGCGTCATCTAGCTTGGACACATCGACCTTGGTTGCAGTATCTACTTTAGCCCTAACCTCAATCTGGGTGGTTGGAGGGGTGCCCCATCCTCGCGCGCGCCCATGCGTGTCAAGCTGGTACATGATCGCCTTGAGTTGGTCCTTGTGCGACTCGTCATTGATCATCGCGTAGAGCTTGAGCTCGGCTACGTCGCAGACCTCATTACGCACATCCTCCATGATCTCCTTAACGTCCGGCCACTGCTCTAGCCTCGCATAGATGGCGCGACGAGAGACTCCGAGGCGCTTGGCGGCGATAGATACGGCGCCCTTGCTCTCGCGCAGCGCAGCTGTGAGATTGGCTTTATTGAGTCTGGTCATGGTCTTACTCCTATCCTAGCCACTGCTTTCTAAGCTCAGTTGCGAGGCGTTGCATCATATACGGTGGTACGCTCATCCCACAGACATATCCTGCGCCGTTGCTCGTCGCTCCATTCTTTAGCGCTGATAGGTCATAGTCGCGCGGAAAAGTCTGCACATCCAATATCTCTTGGCGCGAGATATATCGCTTGTCGGGCATGATAACAATGCTACTAGATGAAGTTCCTGTTAGCGTATAACAAACCTTGCCAGGCCAAACTAACATAGTGGTAAAAAGCTTACTTTTTTCTCCCATTGACATGAGGACCATTCCAAGATGGATATGGCTTGGATCAGCAGATTTAAGCAAACTCAAAACAGCAGCAGATGGTGTTTTGTAGTCAGTAGGATTAAGCTCTTTGATGCTGTCAAAGGGTATGGCTTCCTCGTCAAAATCAAGGCTTAGCGGAGGCAGGTTAAGATCACGCCTGCGCGCAACAAAGAACACGCGCTCGCGCTTCTGAGGTACACCCATCTTAGCCGCGTTCAGTAGGAAAAGCTGAGCTTGATAGCCTGCGCGCTTGAACGCTGTAAATATCTCTTTGACATAGCCTTTAGCCTTGCCTGTCACGAGGCCCTTAACGTTCTCAGCGATGATGATCTTAGGCCTTAGCTTTGCTCCGATTTTAATGTACTCAAAAAATAGATCATCTAACACCTGGCTAGCCTGACCCTCTCTAAAGACTTTCTTCTCACCCCACAGTCTGTCGCGTGCGCCTGCTGAGCTAAATGACGAGCATGGAGGCGAGCCATCTAGGATATCTAGGTTCATTAGCTCATCCGGATAGCTATCTAGCGCGAGAAAGTCTCGCACATCCATCAGATAGCTATGAGCAGGCCGATGATTGTGACGATAGATTTTCATCATCTCGGGGTCTATTTCTACACCCCCGAGCACTCTACACCCAGCCAACTTATAGCCCATCGTAGAGCCGCCGCCGCAGTGAAAGCACGAAAAGACCGACGGCCCATCTAAGGGCGCATATCCATCAGACAGCCTCCACGGGCCATGTCTAAGCTCAGGTATCATATTCAAACCCACAGCGAGGGCATTTATGCTCAAAGTCATCAAAGCTCGACGGATCAAGCTCTTGAGCCCCATCCTTGTCAACTGTCTCTATCTCGCCAAACGGATCATCGTCAAGGCGTGCAATGAGCGCATTGATGTCGCCATCGCTATAACCTGTGCCCTCTAGCGCGTCCTCTATGCGCAGGCCCTCCAACAACTGCGCCAGCGCCTCACTATCAAATCCCCCGAGCTCGCTCGTGCGATTGTCAGCAGCGAGGATAGCGCGCGCTCTCGTGTCGTCGCAGTCCACCCATACGACGGGCACCTGCTCCATGCCAAGCTCACGAGCTGCCATAAGCCTATGATTGCCCGCCAGCACATAGCCTGAGGAGCGCTGCGCCACGATGGTGCCGTAAAATCCATTGACCTCGATGGATGCCTTGACGCTAGCGAGATCGCCGCGCCGTGGGTTGCCTGGGTGCGTCGTCAAGTCATCGACGCCAACCATCTCGTGGTCAGCGTTGACTATCCTCGCGCGCGCGTTGTTACCTTTGTGCAAATTTTTGCTCATCATCTGCCTCTATCGCTGAGCACCAGTCCACTGCCACAAAATCAGCAAGAGCCACTGAGCGCTCGCGTAGCGTCCTCCAGGGCACCAGCGCGACCATCAGCTCATCTTTGACCATCATGCCCGCCAGAACGTACACCAGCGCTTGTGCTGCCAATGCGCGGTCTGCGTGGCCTTGCTGTGCTAATGATAGCACGCTCTTACTCACCCTACCAGAAGGACACCACTTGGCGTCCGCCGTCACGAACCGCCCGCGCGAGGTAGCACCGACGTAATCCAGCCACGTCGAGCCCGCGCGCTTATGAGCAGTCGGCACCTTAATCCAGACTGGAAGCGTGGATTGATGCTCGACCTGCCGCTCGAATGCTGCCCCTAGGATCTGTGATGCCCGCGCCATGATGACCTCCTATCGCATGACATTACAGTCACACAAGATAAAGCGCAACCAGATTGGATAGTCCGAAGGTAACTGAAGGCAAACCGAAGGTAACTTTTGCGTTAACCTTCGCAATAAAAGCATTATTTTATAATATGTTATATCATTTACGAAGGTTCCGAAGGCTAATATCACAAACTATTACACGCACACGCACGCGCACATGCGCAAAGAGTTTTCAGATTTGAACCTTCGGAACCTTCGGAATGCTAGATCACCCTTATCCTATGGGCACCAAACACCGTAGGCAAACTATCCAATAGCCTTCACCTAGCCTTCAACCAACCTTCGGAGCACAAAAAAGCCCCAGGGGGTGAGCCTGGGGCTAACGCGCGGGCGTCATCCTAGAACATTGCGAGCTGACTAGAGCGCAGGCACCCAGGGCTAAACCAGATGCGCTCGCGCGAGCTGTTGACGCGAGCTGCGCCTTGAGCTTGCGACCCATAGCCGCCGTTAGCCTTCCACGCGACGACATCCCATCCCAGCGCTTCTAGCTCGTCATGCTCGCCCTCATAGCCACACAAGGCGATACGGAAGCGCTCGTTAGCGCCATGCTCTGCTGCCCATGCGCGCACCTGCGAGGATAGGCGCTCGTTGTTGGCGTAGACGCTCGCGCCGCCATCATAGGGTGGGTCTAGCACAACGCCGCAGGTCGCCCAACAATTGAGCGTAGAAGCAGGGCTTAGCGGCGCGCTCCAGTCTCCACAGCAGACGCGCACGCGACGCAGTCTCGTGGCGATGGCTTCAAACCCCTCAAACGTCAACATGTTCATACCGCGCCCTAAATCGCCTAGATGCG